TAATGCGTTATCGTCAAGTCGGATTAGCCGTGCATCCAGAGGATTATGAGGATCCACCGATGTTACAGCAACTACCTTCACAGAGGGATTATTACTAATGAGTTTTAAAAAAGGATTCACGGTCAAAGAACCTAAAAAGAAGAAGACCAAGAAAGAGAAGACGGAAGCGTCTTTCAAAAATCCAAAGGCTAAGTATTATAAATTCGTGCAACCTAAAGGATTTAATGCTATGTTGCAAAAAAAACAAAAGAAAACTTTAATTACGTGAGGCCATAATGGGTAAAAAAAGTATTATTAATGCAATTAAACAAATTGAAATGGATAGTGGTTCATGGGACGATGACCAATTAGAACAGTTACAAGAAATGGATTTAAAAGAATTAAAGGGTATTTTAAAAGATTATGACCCTGGTTTAACCAAGCAATACACGAAGAAAAAATCTAAACCTACAAAAGTAGCAACAGCTAAACGTGGTGGTATAATTAAAAAATTTGCATCAGGTGGTGCAGCTACTAGAGGATTTGGGAAGGTAATTAAGTAATGGCAGTAGAAAAACCAATTATTGCAGGTGAAGCTTTAATAGAAGAATCACCAACAGATGTTTCATTAGTCGAGGATATTGGCGCAGAAATCACGCCTACAGAAGATGGTGGTGCAATCGTTGGAAACATTGAAGAAGAAATTGCTGTTGACTTTTCATCAAACTTAGCAGAATCTATAGATGATGACGAGCTTAACAATCTATCAAGTGAATTAAGACAACAATATGAAGATGATAAAGAGTCACGTTCGGATTGGATAGACTCGTACACAAAAGGTTTAGACCTCTTAGGGTTTAAATACAATGAACGCTCTCAACCCTTTCAAGGTGCAAGCGGGGTTACACATCCCCTCTTGGCTGAGAGTGTTACGCAATTTCAAGCACAAGCATATAAAGAATTATTACCAGCAGGTGGTCCTGTAAAATGTAATATCGTTGGTGATGTTAACGCAGAAGTAGAAGCACAATCACAACGAGTTAAAGATTATATGAATTATATGATCACGGATCAAATGGAAGACTACGATCCTGACATGGATCAAATGTTATTTTACTTACCACTAGCAGGTTCAAGTTTTAAAAAAATATATTATGATGCTGATCTAGGAAGACCAGTAGCAAAGTTTGTTCCAGCAGAAGATTTAGTCGTACCATATTTATCTACCGATTTGGATACAACAGATAGAGTTACACATGTTGTTAAAATGTCAAAGAACGATATTCGTAAAGCTCAATACGCAGGTCTTTACAGAGATATAGAATTAGAAGATCCTTATGAAGAAGAAACTTCTGTTCAAGAAAAATATAATAGTATTCAAGGTGAGAGAAAACCAAATAACACAGACACGTATACTTTATTAGAAGTACATTGTGATTTAGACATAGAAGGTTTCGAAGATCAAGACGAGGAATCAGGAGAACCTACAGGTATAAAGATTCCATATGTTGTTACCATTGATGAAGGATCAGGAAAAGTTTTATCCGTCTATCGTAACTACAGAGAAGGTGATCAAAGTAAAAACAAAATTGAATATTTTGTTCACTATAAATTTTTACCAGGTCTTGGCTTTTATGGTTTTGGTCTTATCCATATGCTTGGCGGACTCAGTAGGACGGCCACGTCCGTTTTGCGTCAACTCATTGACGCTGGTACACTATCGAATTTACCCGCAGGTTTTAAAGCAAGAGGTCTTCGAATTAGAGACGATGATAGTCCAATTCAACCTGGAGAATTTAGAGATGTTGATGCACCAAGTGGTGACTTACGAAATGGATTACTACCTCTTCCTTATAAAGGACCCGATCAAACATTATTCGCCTTATTAGGTTTTTGTGTTGACGCTGGCAGAAAGTTTGCCGCAGTAGCTGATGGAAAAATAGGAGAAGGCTCACAAGCAAATCCAGTTGGTACTACAATGGCAATCCTAGAACAAGGTTCTAAGGTCATGAGTGCTATTCATAAACGATTACACTACGCACAGAAAAAAGAATTTAGAATTTTAGCAAGAATTATATCTGAATTCCTACCACCAGAATATCCATACATGGTAGCTGGAGGCAACCGACAAATTAAACAAACTGATTTTGATGAAAGGGTAGATATTATACCTGTTTCAGACCCAACAATTTTTTCTATGTCGCAACGTATTACGTTGGCACAAACACAATTACAATTAGCACAGTCAAATCCACAGATTCATAACCAATATGAAGCATATAGACGTATGTATCAAGCAATGGGTGTGCAACAAATTGATCAAATACTACCTCCTCCCCCACAACCACAACCATTAGACCCGGCAATGGAAAATTCAATGGTTTTAATGCAAAAACCACTACAAGCTTTTCCAGAACAAGACCATATGGCTCACATTGATGCACATCGTGCCTTTATTTCGTCGTATTTAGTAAAAAATACACCAAATATCATGGCATTACTGCAATCTCACATCTCTCAACACATAAGTTTTGTAGCAAGGCAAGAGATTGAAGCTAAAAATGGACCAATATTCCAGCAACAAGCTGCACAATTTGGTGGTCAACTACCACCAGAACTAATGCAACAATTCCAGCAACAAAATGAAAAAGAAATTGCTGTAAGAATTGCAGAATTAACCAATGAGATGGTAGCAGAAGAGCAAGAATATTTAGAAGGTATGACGAAAGATCCACTTGTTACACTAAAAGAACAAGAATTAGGTTTACGTGCAGAAGAATTAGAACTTCGTGCACAAAAAGATGGAGAAAAACAAGCTCTTGAAGAACAAAAAGCTGCAGTAGGTGCAACTCAAAATCAAGAAAAGATAGATAATGCAGATAAACATGCAACTATCAGAGAGGGAATATCACTTGCAAAGTTAAGTGAATAACCTTAACTATAATGTATGGATACTCCAACACAAATATTAGAAGATTATTTTAATGGACTAATGACAATCGTTGATTCGTCTACGAAATCACAAGAAGATCAAATTTTAATGGCAGGTGCAATGATGGCTGTTGCTAAAATGTTATATCACAATAATCTTACGGAACTTGAATATAATAATATTTTACATCACAACGTAAGGGACTTGATAAATCTTGTAAAACCGACTATACATTAATTATGTCCGATAAAGATAAATCATTAAACTACGCTGATCGTGAAGCTGTAGAAAAAGCAATGAAAAAATTAACTCTTAAAGACATAGATGAGAGTGCAGAAAGAACAGCAAAAATAGAATTTGAACAAGAAAATCCAATTGAAGTTACAATAAAAAAGAAACCAAAGAAAAAATCTAAAAAAGATGAAGCTATTATGAAAGCTGAAAAACAGAGAAGAGCAAGAGCTAAGAACAAAGCTAACCCTATGGGTAAAAAACATGGTGGTGTTATTAAAATGAAAGATGGTGGCTTTCCAGATTTAACTGGTGATGGTAAAGTTACACAAGCAGATGTTTTAAAAGGTAGAGGAGTTTTTAAAAGGGGTGGTTCAGTGAATAAGAAAAAAATTATCCGTGCTGCAAAACGTGGCTTCGGTGCAGCAAAGAGAGGTTTCTAATGAAATTTAAAAATGCAAAAATGACTACTGTTTCCCAAAAAAATCCATTTCCAAATAGAAAAGTTGCTGGCACAGCAGAGCAAGTTTTCTCCCCTTTTGTTGTAAAACAAAACAAAGGAACTGGACCTCAAGGGCAAACAAGTAAAATGCAAATTAAAAAAGTAGCTTTCAAAGGCGTAAAATAGTATACTTCGCTACTTTAACAAAGGAGGTTCTATGAACTTACTAAAAGATCTATGGTCACATATTAAAGAGTGGTCAGAGTGGAAAATGAAGGACTGGATTAAGGCCGCTATTGTAGCGATCATTGTTATTTGGATTATTAGCTGGATGACAGGCGGAGCAGCTTAGTGCTTAATCTACTCGGTGGCTTACTTGGTGGTGGAAAAGGCGGAGCCTTAGCAACCATTTCAAAAGTTGTCGACGAACTTCATACGAGTGAAGAGGAGAAATTAGATAAAAAAATTCTAATGCAACGCTTACAACAAAAGCTTGCAGAAAAACAATTAGATGTTAATGCAAAGGAAGCCAGCCATCGCAGCGTATTCGTTGCTGGCTGGCGACCCGCTATAGGATGGTGTGGAGCCCTTGCCTTATTTTTTGCTTTTATCTTATCTCCCTGTATTGATTGGTATGCAAAATTTTCAGGTATGGATATTGTCCCACCTGCCATAGAAACTGGGCCCCTTCTAGCAATTGTCACTTCAATGCTCGGCGTATCGGGCCTCAGAACTTTTGAAAAGGCAAAAGGTCTTACTAAATAATGGGAAAAAATAAAATAAAAACTGTTAAAAAAGTTATTAAAGGTTTAAAGAAAGCATCGAAAACTCATGCAAAACAAGCAAGAACATTACAGAAGGTAATAAGAAAAAAATGACATACGACGAACTAACTGGTTCCGTAAAACTATCCGAAGGTTTTAGAGATCATATATACAAAGATACCGAAGGATTCGCCACGATTGGCTGGGGTCATAAAGTTGTTCATGAAGATAATTTTGAAGAAGGCAAAACATATACAAAAGAAGAATTACAGGAAGTATTTGATAAAGATTTAAATAAAGCAATTGGTTTAGCAAGACAACTTATGGAAGAAAATAACGTAAGAGATTTGCCTACTACTGCTCAACACACTATCACAGAAATGTGCTTTCAGCTTGGAAAGTCAGGGGTTTCCAAGTTCCGAAATATGTGGAATGCCCTGCAGAACCGAGATTTTAATACGGCAAGTCTAGAAATGCTAGATTCGAAATGGAATCGTCAAACTCCAAATCGCTGTAAAAAATTATCGGATCAAATGAAATCATGTCAGTAAATTTAAAATTTGATACTAGAATTATTCAACACACAAATATAGGGCACTATGCCGTTTATATCTTTAATAATATTTTAGAAGATGATTATTTAAAAAAAATCTTAAATAGAACTTTAGAATTAACTGAAAAAGATTCTATGAATCATCAAACAAATGTCAAAGCAAACATGACTGAATTTAGAAAATTAGTGGACGATCCTGCTTATGACATATTTAAAAAAACTGTTTTTAGTTTTTTAAAAACATGCATATGTTTAAGAACTACTCTTAATGTTCCAAATTATTATTTTTATGATTTTTGGGCTATGAAACATGAAAAAGGTCAAAGAACTTTAGCGCATAATCATTTAGGTTCAGATTGGTCTGGTGTTTTTTGTATAGATTCTGATGATAATGCAGCACAAATAGTTTTTCCTGATATGGAATATAGTGATGTTATAAGACCAAATAGTTTATATTTATTTCCAGGTATGATGCCTCACTACACAACACTATATCAATCTGAAAAACCAAGAGTAACCTTGGCTTTCAACTTAATAGATCAAATGTGGCCAATGAAAAAATGCGAATAGAAAATTTTTTTACTTACTATAAAAAACAATTATTAGATAGACAACGACAAGTTGAAGAGTCTATACTAAGTGGACTTTGTAAAAGTTGGGAAGACTACAAGTATTTGACTGGTAAGCTTGCCGCATTAAAGCAAGAAGTACAGGAACTCACGGACCTGCTAAAAAAACAGGAGCTAGAAGATGACTAAACCAAAACTAATAGTCCCAAAACATGTTTGGGATGGCAAACAAGCAGAACAAAAGAAACAAGAGCTGGAAAAAATTCCTGAACCAACAGGCTTTAGAATTGTTTTATTTCCTTTACGATTGGAAGGTAAAACAAAAGGAGGCATTCTTCTTACTGATGACACAATTCAAGAGTCACAAATAACAACAAATATATGTAAAGTTTTAAAAGTAGGTCCTAGTGCCTATAAAGATAAAGAGAGATATCCTGATGGCCCTTGGTGCAAGAAGGATGATTGGGTTTTAATTACTAGATATGCGGGATCTAGAATTAAAATAGATGGGGGCGAACTAAGAATTATTAACGACGATGAAGTCCTGGCAGTTGTTGATGATCCAAGAGATATACTGCCAGCTAATATTTTATAAACATGGAGAGCTCTATGCAAAATGCAAATGAAAAAATGGTTCCTATAGACACATCAGGTGATCCCGTTGAAGTGGAACTTAATGACGAAAAAGAACAAGTTGAGTTTAAAGAAGAACCAGAAAAAGAAATTGAAGTTCAACAAGAAGAAGCTGTAGAACAAGAAGAAGAACCAGAAAAAGTTTCACGTGAAAAGGAAGAAAAAGAAGTTCCTGCTGATCCTTATGAAACAGGTGATCTTGACAGTTACAGTAAAGGTGTAAAGAAAAGAATTAACAATCTCGTAGGAAGAATGCGAGAAATGGAAAGACTTTATGAAACTACACAAAAAGAAAATGAAGATCTTAAAAAGAAATACAGTAATGTAGGTAGAGGTTATGTATCTGAGTTTGAAGGTAGAGTTACATCTTCAGTAGAAGCTGCTAAATCAAAACTTAAAAAAGCTATAGAAGATAGTGACACTGAGGGACAAGTAGCTGCGCAAGAACAATTAGCGCAAGCAAAAGCCGATGCTGTACGTTTAGGTAATTTAAAAGCTAATCAAAAAAGAGATGAAGAAGCTCAAAAAGCTTTTCAACAACAACAAGCGCAAGCACCTCAGCAGCAACCCTATCAACCTGTAGATTATAGAGCAGAAGATTGGGCGGCAAAGAATACATGGTTTGGATCAGATAAAGCTATGACTGCTACTGCGATGTCTCTTCATGAAGAATTATTGCAAGAAGGGTTTGACCCAACGTCAGATGAATACTATAATGAAATAGATTCTTATATAAGAGAAGAGTTTCCTCATAAGTTTAAACAAGCTCAAGAGGAGAAGAAAACCGAAACGAAACAGCCCGTTCAGACTGTAGCGTCGGCCGTACGAAAAACAAAATCTGGACGCCGAGTAGTGAAGCTCACACCTTCACAAGTTGCAATAGCTAAAAGACTCAATGTGCCACTAGAAGA